TTTAGAACATCCATCGTAACTGTGGTATGGTACTTATCGAAATATTTCATTATTTCATTGATAATCCACTTATGGGCGTCTGAGTCGAAGTAATCTTCAGTTAATACATCTCTTACGTTTAATAAGAACGTTTTATCTGTCAATAATGACCCTAAAACTTTTAATTGGAACCCCTTTCCGTACTGTTGTAAACTCTTTAATGTCATATTAAAACCTTTATTTTATATAATTAAATATAGTTAATCTTTTGTTAATAACCTACTGTTATGTAGTCTTTTTTTAACTAATTTGATACCGCGGTAAGTCCTCTAAAATTCTCTAACCATCCTTCAGTATTTTTAGTAATGCCTTCAATTTTATCTTGCTCTAACTGCCTTAGAAAAGCACCTGTTTGCAAGTCTGGAAGTGATGCTCTAAGAACATCCATAACATACTCTTTTTCTTTATCGTCTAAATCAGAAACATTTAAGTCCATAAGTTTAAAGTTGGTTTCAACTCTATCCCATTCCGTTATAATTTTAGGAAATATTTTCTTAAACTTCTTCTCTTCTAATTTTTCAGCACATACATCGTATACGTACTCTAGACTCATATTAGGTTCTTTAGCCAGTTTAGGGAACTCTGAAAGTATGGTTTTTATACCTAATCCTTTTACTCCTGCTAAATTATCGGAATTATCCCCTAATAACGCTTTAACTATGTTGTAATTTTCCGGTAATACCTTAAGTTCATCGAATATATTACTCTCAGTAAAGGTTTTCTTTTTGATTGGTGCATATACTTCAACAGTATCATCCACTAACTGTAAAAAATCCTTATCTGATGAGATTATAGTGCACTTTTTAACATTACTACTTGAAGCTCTTTTAGCAATATATGCTATTATATCGTCTGCTTCTAATTTCTCCATCATTAACTGCTGTACTGGTAAGCAATCTAGATAGTCTTGCGTTCTATGCAATTGTCCAATAAGAGCTTCCATTTCTTCCTGTTTACTGTCATAAAGTCCCCAGTGTGTTATTCTACTGGTTGCTCTTTGAGCTTTGTAATTAGGGTCAATGTTCTTTCTATTAGCAGAACCTCCTTTTCCATCCCAAACTATTACTACTCTGGTAGGATCAAATATTCTGGTAACATACCCTAAAGAGCGAAGGAAGCCCACCAGGCCTCCGATATGTGCGCCTGATGGGTTCATCGCCTTGAGAAGAGAGAAACTACGAATTAACATATTCATAGCATCTACGATCAAGATATGATCGTTCAACTCACGGGGTGGGGTCTCTTTTAAATTATTAAGTATATTTTCGTATGCCATTAGTCTAGTAGATTAGGAGATATTGGTGTTTCTTCTAAATCTCCTTCTTCGATTAAGTCGAAGTCTACTGAACCTACCAGTTTTAACCAGTGTGCTTTATGTGCATCTCTATACTTATCAATTGCTTTCTTATCATCTTCGATAAAGCCATGTTGAGTCATAACAATTCTACCTCTAGATTGTACTCCTCCGATATGATTTTTCTCCACTTGAACGTTAGTACGTTTAGCAAATTCTACTTGCATACCGTTTTTGATAGCTTTTATTTTAGATGTACCAGGATTGGTAATATTTCCAAAAGTGATTACTAATGTAGCATCGTACCACATTGACATACCTCCCTTATTCTGTAATTTTGGTTGTCCCATTGGATGTTCTGGTTTCATAGTCCAGACTTTATTAATAGCTACCAAAGTATTAGTATAAGCGGCATTTTCCTTTCTAGATAGTAAGATTTTCTGGTTAAGATTATTACCAAATTGAGTAGACATAGCACCTGCGTTCCATTCATTATTGTTCTTATTCGAACGTACTGATAAATCACAAGGTACAGAACCAATACTATCCCAGAAAAAACACATATCATAAGGTAGGTTACCTTTTGCTTGTTCATCCATTAAATCAGCAATGTAAACTGCTACATCTTCTATAGTATTAAGCTGTCCTCTGTCTGCATATAGGAAATGTCCTTCATAATCAGTAACATTACCATTAGCATCTTTAGTTTCTTCAAACTGTAGTCCCATCTCTTTAGCATGATCCCAAGACCATTTCATCTCTGTAATAATGAAGACAGGTAATATACCCAGTTTCTGGGCATTTACAGCTGCTTCAATTAGAGCTGTAGTTTTTCCTGTATCACTATGACCTCTTAATAGTGTGATATGACCGGTTGGGATACCTGGAAGAGAAGTAATGTCTTGAAAAGCTTTAGAAAGAGGAATCCATCCTTGTTCTTTAAACTTTACAGAAGCATTTGAAAAACCTTTCTTCTTTTTAAAATTTCCTAAATTAAACGACTTCTGTACAGCAGCAGTCGCTCTTGCTTTTACTTCTTCTTTCTTTTTTGCCATGTTTATTCGTTAAATAGATCATCAAATTTACTTACTGTGTCTTTGTTGCCAGCCGTAGCTGTTTCCAAAGTAAAGTCAGTTTTCTGTTGACCTAAGCTTTCTGGCAGTTTATCTGTTCCTGTAGATTCTGGAGTTTCATCTCCTGATCCTGGGTTAAGATAGTTTTGAAGTTGCTTTTTAATAAAATCATAATCGTATTGACTATGTACTTCTACTGGGTTAGGTTGAGTTTTTAACCAAGTATCTACTAAGTCGTTATTATCTGATAAAGGAGTCTGTTTAGGTTTGATTCTAACTGTAGTTTCTGGGTAAGGGTTACCTTGAACCTGTTCTACTACCATATCCCATCCGTTAATAACGTCTGTAAAGTCTCCGATATCTTCATCTTCAGCTAAAGCAAGTAATGCTTTATAAATAGTGATACCGAATCCCCAAAGTCTCACTCCTTTGTCCTCCTCTCCTCTAACGATTACTGGAGCAAATATCCTAGTTTTAGGACTAATTTTCCCTGATAGAGACCAGTTATCTTTATCATTCGTTTTTCTTAACTCTTTAACAAATTCCTCAATTGGATCTTGCTTACCAAAGTTAGAGAGTGCTACCATCGGGTATTTCCCAATTCCGTAGTGAAATTTTAATTCTTTGAAAGGGAAAGCAGGATCAAAAGCAGACGGTACAATACGTAACGTTTGTTTTCCTACTTGTGGTTTCCAAAAAATCTTAGAATAGTCAGTCTTTTCTCTATCCTGACCGGTGTTGTTTAAGGCATCTAGTTTAGCCTTGATTGCATTAATGTCCATATATAACTTATTTTTAAATGTATTACTCTATTAATATAAGAATAAAATATCAATTATCCAACTGTATTATGTTAAATAATTTAGTATTTATCCTTTTTAATTCTGGTCCTTTAGTTAAAAGCACACAGTTTTTGTAATCTGCCCAATTAATTCTGTAAGAAGAGTCCAATTGACCGTTATTGAGCTGTTTAATGAGTGTATTAAGAGCGTTGATTGTGTAGAGGGTATTTGTTTCTTTCTTTCTATGCACTAGTATAGTGTTATCTAAGAAAGCTGAGACATTTCCGAAATCAACGTTATAAGTACATATGTATTCATTTTGACTTTTAGAATAAAGTACAAAAATCTTACTATATATAATCTTATATCTTTCCTGTATCGAAGTAAGAACGCTATCTAAATCCTCTTGGGTAGAAAACGTACAAAACAGTTTGTTACTCATATCACCACTTAAAAAAATATCGTCGAAATCATAGTCGACTGAAAAATCCGTATTAACTCGCATTTATTATAAATATAAACTGTTCTACAAAACTAAATTTTTATTGTACTTAAATTTGACTGGGTACTGTTTATTAGATTCTAATATGGTTTGCAGTTCAAATAAAGTCTCTTTCCCATCTTCTTTACTAAAATCAAACAAGATAGCATCATATGTGTAAAGCGATATCTTAGTCTTTTTGCCTCTTAAGTATCGCAGTACTTCTTTTAAGATAAGAATATTATTTGAGGTTTCCAACGATTGCATCATATAATTCATTAACTTAGCAGGATGTGTTTCTTTTAAGTTAGTATTAAATGGTTTACCCGACTGAGGATTACACACTGTACCTGTTTCTTGGTATACTGACCACATATTGTCTATATACTCCTGTATTAGTCTAAATATCTCTAAATTTTTATGTTCCTCTGGTATTTTACCGTATATTGCTTGAAAGTTAATCTGTTTAGCTTCCTTATACTGTTCGTCTGTTATGTCCTCTGTACCGAAGTAATGCTTTGCTAGTTGCTTATGAGCAGACTCAGGGGTAAGTTCATATCCAATCTGATTACAAAGTAACCTAAGGTGATAACCATCAAAATCAAACTCAACAAAGTAATCATTGGTCGGGTGGAAACAGTTTCGATGCTGCTCACTTTTAGGTATAGCAGCGAAATTAACGCTGTTGAAAGCATTAGTAGGTCTGGAAGTAGCATTATATAAATTATAAAAGGTTAAAACTTTATTGTTCTTAATATTGTATACGGGATCTCTTGGGGTAAAGTTCTCTACGAATTTATCATAATCTATACCAATACCGTGTTGCTCTAATAGGAAAAATACATTAGTAGCCGTATTATTATAAAAATCAAATCCAGAGGGGATATCCATATCTATTACACTACTTAATGCATGATAGGCTTTTTCACATACTTCGAAGTGTTTGGATATAGGTATAAGCTTATTGATATGTGGAAACTCTCTGAATTTATTATAAAAATAATTTACAGTTGAATTAGTTTTAGATATGTCTAATCTTTCATATCTTACCATACTATGAAGTAAGGATAAATCTATTGCTCCCTGTAAATTAAAATGATAGAGAAGTTTTTTCTTATCTAATGTATATAGTTTATTGCAGTTAGAAAGCATCTCGTAGATACGTTGTTTATCTACATTAATTCCTTCTTCATGGTCTATAGGAATTATGTAACCATGCTGACTTTTTAGTATTCTTACGTAGACTGCTACAGTAGAAGTTAATTTAGGATGGTATAAGTCATGTGTAGGTATAACATCTACATAACAACCTAATCTCATTAACCTTCCTAAGTGTTCTAACTTAGATTCTTTCTCTACTATATAAAACATTTATTATAACCTTTTACATAATATAAGAAAAATAAATTAAATTACAAACTAATAATAGTTATTTGCTGAATTATTATTTTGGTTGTTGCCCATGGATAGATTATCAGGGTCATTAATTACTTCATCAAAGGATTGATTTAATCCTCCGCCTCCGCCTCCGGTTGATCCTCCACCAGATGGAGAGTTAGATTGAGAGATAGGGATAATGGGTGCATTATTTACAAGCTTTGGTTTTAAGAATGCTTTTGGTTTAACTTTTGGAGGCCTCTGTATGTTAGGTCTCTGTTGCTTGATTATTCTAATCTTCTCTTTTTTAGGGAGTTCTTCGAATTTAAATCCTTTTATATCTGATTCTATATTAACGAATTGATCATACTCTGTGATAAATGTATCTAACCCTGTTATATTAAACGATATTTGTTTAGTACTAGCTTTATTTCTAGTTATAGCTCCCTTATATAAGTAGCCTTGGCTAAATATGTCTTTAGCTGGTTTGGTTAGAATCCATTTTAAAATATCCCCTTTATAGTAATTCTTTTTGATTAATTTTGTATAGCTGTTATTTTTTACTTCTATTATCTTACCTGTAGTGCGGTTTTTAAGGAAATACCTTAACATAAAACCTCTTGCATAGTCTTCAGGGGTAGGAAATACTGTTTCAGATTCAAAAGGAGTTGATACGTTTCCTATAGTCAATGTATCGTTATTGTCTATTGAAATTAGTTCAAGTCCAGTATCTGTTGGGGATTCTCCAGCGTACAATTTACCGGTATTCGTCTCAACATACGGGCCTTGGTATTCCTGCCCAGTACCTTTGAATGCGAACATTCCTAATTTAGCAAATTTTAACAGGTATTTGAATATAGGTAACCACATTATGCTGTATCTTTTTGGAAGTTAGAATAGTTTACTGATGCCCAGTATGTTTTTAGTCTTTCAAATATTAATGGAGATCTAGGTCCACTTCTATTAGCCGTATGTTCTTGATCTACCTTCTGGTTCTTCGTATCTTCATGCCATACCTTCCATTCTTTAGTAGCTGCATTAATCATAGCCTGTACATTTACACCTGCTTGTGGTCTTAATACTATAACCATACCATTACCATAATAACCGTCAGAATCTGCTGTAAAGAATTTTTTCTTAACTGTGTGGTTGACATTTCCTCCTATTGTATTGTATTTTTTACCTGGTTTTTCAACAAAGTTGGTAGGTTGAGATATATAAGTAACTAAATCTCCATGAGAATATCCGCTCCATCTAGAAGAACTAAAGTTTAGAGTGTTACCGGCTCTTCCTTTAATTATTATATCACCCAATTTAGGTGAAGTTGAACTTGCAGGTAAAGCTTTCCAGTTAGGAGCACTTCTAGCTGCTTGTGCATATTTAGTATGTGCTGCAGCTTTCGGGAAATTTGAATCTCCTTTAAGTGCTACGTAGGAGATAAATGCTGCACTCCAAGGAGTATTAGTAGGTGTTATAGCGCCTCTATTTGTTTTTTCTTTGGGTCTATACGAAACATTAGAGGTATCTGGTGCTGGTCTTTCTTCTCGTACTGGTTTAGGATAAATTGGGCTGTTAGTAGCTAGCAACGCCATCATTGCCTTGATTTCAGTTGTCCATATATTATCATTACTTATTTTTTGTTCTATTTCTGTAATCTTAAAACATACTTGGTTGTCGTAACGTTCTGGTAAGACTCCTTTGCCAATTTGGAATGTTTCAGCTGGTACAAAATTAGTCATGCCGTCTACGGTTAAGGAAAGTTGTATAGGTATAACACCAGGAAACCCGACTTCTCTAAACTGTCTTCTTTGTTTATCTTGCTCAGTTGCGAGTCTAACTTTACAGTACCTATAGTAGTTGGAATTATTATCTGTAAATTTACTCCTGTCGTAGTGTCCTTGAGCATAACTTGCAAATGCTCCTCCAATTTGTCCAATAATTTTCTCTAAATACTTCCCCTCATTAGCTCTCGATACTTCGGTCTTGTTTGGATTAATCGTAGTATACCTATTATAAAGGTTTTTATTAAACTGTAATAGGTTTGTATCACTAGATGCTCCGTTAGTAGCAGACGCAGCAACTGCTAATGTACTGTTAATAACACTGTTAATTTGAGACCTAATAGATAAATTAGTAACAAAAGAATCTGTACCTGTTATTTTTAATTTAGGCACTGTTTTTTTTGTTACTTTTTTAGGTATGCCTATATCTCTAGCACTCCATTCGTTTTTATCAGAATCGTATACAATTTCTAAATCGTTAATTCCTCCCATAACTGTTTCACAATCATCTAGTATTTGTTTTATTAGGTTGAAAATTGAAATTTTAGTTTTACTATTCTTTTTTGCTTCTTCTAATAAACTGTTCTGAATTTCTAGTAAGTGGTTTATGTTTAAACAAATTGCTTGTGGACTTCTAGGATTATAGTCTTCACCAAATCTCTGTTTTTGTTTTTTATGTCCTTCTACAAATACTTTGGGAGGAGGTCCTCCTGCATTTGAAAAGTCATCAAAAAAACTGTTACGCCAAAACCAATTGTCTGAGTCAAAATACCAAGCTTTTCCTGCCCCGGTGTATGGAAGGAAGCATATTCCTGGATCAATTGACATATGTTCATGAAAAGTGGTGAATCCATTTTCCGAATAATCTGTTGAAAATTTAAAAAGTTTACCGTCACGTTTAGTTCCTGCTGGTATAAAATACTCATTAAGTAGATGTAAAAAATCTCTTAATGTAATATACCAGTGGTAATTTTTAGACTTATCAGAGTTATTTTCTGCGTCATCTTGTCCTTGTACTTTATCTGATTTTAACTCTATTGATCTGAAAACATCTACATTGTATTTTTTCTTTATTCGGTTTCTAGCAGATTTAGTACCCCACATAAGTGCCAGTAACATTGTAGAAATGGCATCAGAATAATCATAAGTTCCTTTTGTTGTTGAACCTGTATTGCTATTTTCTTCAGCATCTTTTTTTATTTCAGCATTTGTAGCAGGTTCCAAAGCTTCCATGGATTCTATTAAATCTCCTCTAGTTATTATTTTAACTGAACAATCATAACTACCGTCTAAATTGTAATCCCAAGAAAAATTAATAACTTTACCAACTAATGCCTCATAGTTACCACCTGTTTTTTCTTTATACTCTTTGCTTAGGTCTTCTATTTCTGATAAGTTTTCTCCTTTTAAAAACTTTTTTGAAAGAGAGTAAATTTGATTTCCTATCTCTCCGTCAGCGTCTATATAAACATTTGCTCCATATTCTATTAATATGTCAAACCCTGGTCTGAAGTATAGCGTATCTATGATATCTAGGTCTTCTATTGTGTTTATTTTTAATTTGAACTCAACTTGTTTATTTGCGCCGTTTGTTACTGACAGGGACTTAATTGAAAAGTCCGTTATTCCCGGCATTGCTTTAAATCCTCTTATTGAGTTAGAGTAACTACTGGATTTATCATCTAGGAAATTTAAGCCTTGTCTATATTTAGAAGAAGCATCATCATCTTTTAAATCCTCTCTTAATATACCTCCAGCTAATACAGTTTCACTTGCTTCTTTAGCTCCTGCTGACCTATGTTCTATTAAGGCTTTTTTAGAGTCTTCTGAATCTTCACCGTATATTCTATTTGCTAGCTCTTTATTATCTTCACCAACAATATGGTTAACTCCTGAGGTTATTTTAACCCAACCGCTTCTGGTATTAAGTAAAGAAAGTTCCTCTATGGATTTCGTAGATTTAGAATTTACTTTTTGTCTAAATTCTATCTGTTTGAGACAATTGGCGTTTAAAGGCCCATCAAATATTATACTATAACCTGCCATTTACCTATCATTATTAAGATCGTTAAATTCTTCTAAAATGTTATTCACGTCCATAGGTATTCTAATTTGTAAACCTGGTGCTACAACTAATGAATCTTTTTTACCTTTATTCAGTCCTGCTATAACCCACCATAAAGATGAGTCTCTGTAGTACTGTAAAGCAAGAGTGTCAAATCTATCTCCTGCGGTAGTAATTACGTATATATCTGTTAAAGATTCTTTTATTTCAGGAAATATGGTATTTCTCCTGTAACTAAAACCTTCAGAATTTTTTAATGTTTTTATGTCTTTATACCTGTTCATGGTTCTAAAATTCTGATTTAAATATTGTATTTTCTGCTCCTATAAACTCACTTCCGTACTTTGGTATATCTTGATGTATAGGAGTGAAACTAACAGTCACGTCCAATACAGTAGGTAGTTTTTTAGTGGATGGAGTACCAATGGCAGCCGATGGGTTTTTTATATCCATACCTTCTGTATGCCATATGTAATCTTTATTCCACGAAAGATCTATGTTTGTTATAATTCCTGTGGTATCGTTTAGGTAGTCCCCTACTGTTAATGCTACGATCTGACCTCTCATATACCCTCCTTCTATGTAAGTCGGAGCAGTAGCTCCTACTAAAAGATTAAGTTTTTGGTATAAAGGTAGTATTTCTTCTTTACTACTGGCCGCTATTTTGAAGGACAGAGAGATATTTCTTTCAAAACCTCCATAAGCGTAAAAAGATTCTGCTCTACCTATATACTTATGTGAATTCCAATTGGCTACAAAATTATCGTTGAAAGAATCTAAGAAAGCTCTAAAGGGTAAGTATGTTACTTCTGAGTCATCTTCTTTTCCTTTTCTAGGGGTTATTACTTTAAAGTTAAAGTCAATTAAATCTTTAAAAAATTGATTTTCAAAATCATTTGGATCAATAATCGTTGTACCTTTAGATAAATCTCCAACTATAGGACCTATACCACTTATTCTATCTACTACTTCTATAGTAGTATCTTCACTATCTTTATCCCTTAGTAATTTATTATTCAGATTAATAAGATATTTGTTTTTATCAAAACCAAAATTAGCTTGTTCATATGCTGCGTGACTTCTTTTTTCTTGTGAAACATAAATTAACTTATATTCAGAGCCCTTTTTGTTCTTATTTAACTGATCTCGTTCATTTCTAGGTGTTGGAGCTATAATAGTTGGAGCTGTGGTATCAGGTTGGTACAAATCTCTTTCTTTTGAACCGTCATCTCCATCGTCAATAAACTTATCTACATAAGTAGTGAGTATTTTACCTTTTAGCGTAGTATCGTTTGATTTTTCAATTTTACCTTTTAAGGTGATGTTGTTTTTACCGTCACTGTAAAGACCATTTGCTACTTTGTTCTTATACTCTACATGTCCTCTAACCCCTGTTATGTACCCTCTTTTACCTGCAAAACCCTCTACAAAATGTAGACCAGTTCCAGATATGGGTACTTGTGCTAAAGTAGAAGCTAACTTAGTAGCTGTACCTACAACTCCTCCTAAGAGTTTTTTTCCAAAGCTAGCGTCAGGGTTTTGAATACCTTTTTCTATTAGACCTAATGCTGCTTGGTTTGAAGCAAATTTTAATGCTGCTGGTGTCTGTGTAAGGAGTTTACTGATTCTTTTTAAGTCATCTACCCTTTTAGATCCTTCTAATTCTATTCCGGATATGCTTGGATTAGCATTTATATCCTTTATTACTAAAGGTTCAGTACTTCCAAACTCACCATAAGTCAAAGACTTAAGATTAGTATTTAAATCTATTAAAGGCATGCTTTAAAATTTAAGTATTAATTTCTAATTGTTACCAGTTCCGTCTACAGCTCTAGTACGTATACCTTTTTCAGGTAAATTGTCTAAGTAGTTATTACTCGGTTTAAGACCTTTTAAACTCAATTTAGACTGTTGTGCCAGAATATCTGGATTGTCTGTTATTGATGAATTAGCATGTAGAGTAGATGTAATTTTAGCACCTTCTCTTTTACTAGGTGTTTGACCTTTCAGGCTCAGTACTGATTCTTTTACTTTGTTTAATAATGACATGTTTATAATTTATTAAAGTTTGTTATATAATATAAATAGGACTAATTAGTAAGTCTAGCCCCTAAAGCTAATGCTGATCCTACTTTACCTCCATCTAAGTAAACATCTCCTCCCTCTTTTACAACCTTTATCAACTCCTGTAATAGTTTTTCTACATTACCTCCTAGTTTTGTACCTCCTGCCATTGTCAGAGTGTCTTTTGGATTTGTTTGTATTGTAAAGTCATCAACCTTAAGATTACCAGATGCTCCTCCAGTACTTTTATACGCGTCAGTTATACCGCTAGCGTTCATATTTTCCTGCCCTGATAAAGTACCTATTCCTGCGGCAATACCAGTACCTATATCTAATGCACTAGTTACTGCCATCATACCATGATCTGCTGCTTTTGCACCATATTGTTTTGCGAGGTCAAATTGCATACTTTTAAAGTAGTAGGCTGCTTGTAACGCTGAAACAACTGCCATTACGGCGTGATACGCAGCTGATAGCGGTGAAATTAAAGTTCCATGAATTATTTGACCTATACCTTTAAATATTCTGGATATTGATTTGACATCACCTAGCATATTCGTAATTTTACCTTCTGGACCACCTAAGCTTGCTGCAAATGCTTCTACTTTCCTAACTGTGTCTTCTATAATTTTAGGGTTTTGTTCAAGAAAACCGAAAACTTTCTCTACTGCTGGTGCTATAGAGATCATGAATATTTTTTTCATGTTCTCTAAAAGGTTATTCATTTTGTCTTGGAAGGATAGGTTATTTTTCATAGTTGTGAACTGTTCCATTCCTATTTTTTTAAGAGCTTCTTCCTGTGTCATTGTTTTAAGGAGTTTTTGGTACTCCTGCTCCCTTGCGTCTGCTGTAGCGAATCCTGCTTTTTCAAGTGCTTTTTGGTCCATAAACATTTTTGCAAGATCATCTTTAGACATACTTAAAGATTTTGCTATAGCCTCTTGTGCATACACATTATTGGTGGAGAATGCTTCTTGTATAGCTTCTTGTTTTGATATTTCTTTAGCCACAGTAGCATAATCTTGATTGGCTGCTGCTGCTCTAGCTTTACTTAAATCTAGTTTTTTACCAGTCAGTAACTGTGCAGTCATTTCTGCTTCAATACTGGTTTCATAATCTAAAAGTCCAGCAGATATATTCTCTACTTGGGATAAAGTAAGTCCTACCTTTCTTGCTTGTACTGCTGCGTTACTTAAAGCTTTAGCTGAAAAATCTGAGTTAACTCTAAATGATGCTGAAGATGTAGCAATATCTTGCATTATAGCTTTAGATGAAATATTAACACCTAGTTGCATTTCTAATGCTTCAGCTGCTCCTAATGCTTCAGTTGCAAAGTTCCCTGAAGATTGTCCTGATGCTACTAGGCTTCTAGCGATTTCTTGAGTTTGTTCTACACTTAAACCTAATCTGTAGTTTAATGTATCTAGATCAGCATTAAATACCTCTACATTCTTAGACATTATACCTGTAGAATTCGCAAAAGTGTTTGCTAACTCTGCTCCTTTACCCATCCTTTGGGTAAGTAGGCTAGCACCTCTATCAGCTTTATTAAAATTAAAAACTGTTGCTGCTGCTGCTTCTTTAGTTTCGTTAAAAGCTGAAGCTGTTTCTGCAGTGCTTTTATCTATCGATAACATTAATTTTACTAATCCAGTAATTCCTCCTACGATTAGTCCTACATATCCACCAGATTTCATAAAATTCATAGCAGAAGATGCGGCAGATTTAGCAAATCCTTTTGCTCCAGCTGCTAAAACGCTCATTTGTTTCCCGCCTTTAGAATTAGAGATCACTGTTTCTCTTGCTGCTTTAGCTGCATCTTGGAAAGGTCCTGCAAGTTTTCGAAGTCCTGGTATATCGCTGACTACATCTGAGATTCCGGAGAAAAAGGAAGTTCGTGCGTCTAACTTAGCAGCATTAGAAGCAATGTCTCCATAAATCTTAGAAAGATCGTCTGCATTATCTCTTGCGGCTGATAAGTTTCTAGCTTGGGATATTACTGCAGCTTGTGCATCCCCTGTTAATGTCTTCGCTCTTTTATATAGTTTATTAATTTCTATATTAAGATCCTTTACCCTATTCTGATTCGCTTCTTGTTCTTTAACAGCTTTTGCAGTAGCTTTAGTAGATTTTGCTGCTGATGCTTGTAATTCTGATACTTTTGATGCGCTGGATGTTATCTTAGAATACATACTGCTAACGAATGTAATCATTTCGCCATTTTTCTGCATTTCTTTGTTAGCCATACCCGTTTCACGGGCAATCTCTTTCATTGCATTTTTAATGTCTTGAGCTTTTGAGACGGAATCG